AACAAGCTGAAAGAAAAAGAAGTGGCGGTGTTAGAGGCGAAACTCCATTTTTTGATGCAGGGCATGGACTTACTGTGGGCAAACACAATCACCCATCACTTGCGCCACCAGATACTAATGACGACTCTGAAGATTCTACAGCAGATAAAAACAAAGGATATACTCAGTGGAGATACGATAATGGAAATAAAAAAGATAATAAAAGAAACTTGGCTAAATATAAAAAATTTTTAGCTGACAAAGAAAGTAATAAAAACGAAGGTAATTAATCAAACAATAAAATTATGAGTTCACCATTCCAAAAAGCGTTCAGCGCTAAATCACCATTACATAATCACGGAGATAAATTTCTACAAAGAGCAAAAAACCTATCTAAAAAAGATGGCGAAGATGGAGATTTTAATTACGAAAACGATAAAGTAATGAAATTAAAAGCTAAAGGAGAATTGAAAAATGCTGAGCATGATAACTCACAAAATGATATTCCTTCTACAGCAGAGGAGCAACAGTCAGTTGCAAATATGAATTACGAAGCTGATGATTCTATGATTAACATGAATTCACCACTTGATGCAGCTGCATCAGCAGGAAGAAGTGGTCACCCGAAGCATATGCAAGCAGGGAATGATAATTCAGGTAATCCAAATGCGGCATCATCAAGTGAGTATTGGAGAGTGCACCAACAAACCTCACACCATAAAAAACCAAAATCAAAAATTGATAAAAAAATAGATTCATGAAAAAAACTAATAGCCCATTCCAAATGAAATCACCATTAAATAGCTATGGTGACGGTGGTAGAGGTGAAGTTTATCTATCTGATCAACCAGCGTTTCGCGAAATGCAAGGAAAAATTCAAGCAGCTGCGGATCAAGTTATGTCAAGTTGGACTGATGAAGATACAGAAACAAAACTCACTAATAGAATTGCAAAAAGAGGAGATAGAGAAGAAGTTAGAAACGTTAGAAAGAAACTTATTAGTTTTGGACCTGATGGTAAGATTTTAAGAGGAGATGATAGAAAAGATGCAATTGAAAAAGTTACATTTGGTGAAGATGAGTATGTTGAAGATCCAAGCACAGGAGGATACAAACCTATCAAGGGTAAAGTTACAGGAGGTTCAAAAAGAGCTATAAGATTCCATGAAAAAACTAAGGAACTTGAAGATAGAAAAACAAATGTTACAAATAAAATAACGGCTGACATGAGAGCCTACGAAGCTGAAAAACTTCTACATGATTTAAGTACAAAAGAAGGAGTAGCGGCATTAAACGCAAAATATCCAAAAGGACCACCAAGAACATAATACATAATTAAAATGGAAAAAGGACACTACGGTCATTACACAGGTAATGCAAGACATTCAAAAGTTACAGATAGTAACATGGGAGCAACAAAAAAAGATGATGAAGCTCATATGACATATCTTAAAGAAGATGTTGATTACGACAGCAAGCATGGTGGAAGTGATGCGTCTATGACTTCTGATGAAAAGCATATCTCTAAATTAGCTGGAGATTTAAAATACGATGAAAAAAAACATTAACTAACTAAAAATATAACAATGAGTTCACCACTAAACAACCTAAATAAAGGTTACGCAAAACAAGAAAAATCTGATTTAATGAATGACAACCCAATAGCTAGAGATGCTAGCAGCGGGAGACCAATGATATTAAAGCATATGGGTGGATCTAAAGGATCACCATTAATGGAACATGATGGTAAAGAATTTGAAGACGAAGGATTTATGGATTCTCATTATCAATCAGGAGCAGTAAGAAAATAACAGAAGAGAACTGTAATAAATCTCAGCCAAAACACTAACACTAACACTAACACTAACACTAACAAAAAAATGGCAAAGTACATTAAATTTAACCTTAGCACTCCAGGAGCGACTACAGGTTCAGAATTGTTGATTAACATCGACCAAATTACAAGAATTGCAACAGCAAGCACAACTACAACTGATATCTTTTTTGATAACATTGTAACAGCTACAAAAAAATGGACAGTAACACATTTAGCACCTTTAGTTGCTAATGATGTGTTAAACGCTATTCAATCTGCAATGACTTCTAATCCAGGAGGAGTAGTATCTACAGTAGGTTCACCAGTAAACACCGCTCAAATTCCTTTAGCTCAAGGAGCTAATGCTGCTAATACTGGAGGAAATGTTGGACGTATAGCAGTAACAACTCCACAAATATCAGTTTCTTACACTAGCGCTGCTTTCACAGCATAGTTATGGAATCCAGAGGCCTAGGAGACAGTATAGAAAAATTCACCAAAGCTACTGGTATTAAAAATGTAGTAGATAAAGTCGCAGAAGGATTAAATATTCCCTGCGGCTGTTCTGCTCGTAAAAAAGCATTAAATAAACTTTTACCTTACAAATAAAAAATGGCATTTACACTAAAAAATCCACCTTACATAGTAGATAATACTCCTATATATATAGTTGACATGGAAGATGGCGTTATGGGTAAAGCTAATAATAATGGTTCTATAATTATAAACAAAGATTTAGATCCAAGTGAAATAGACGATGTAGTCTCTCATGAAAAAGTACACTTAGACCAAATGAAACGTGGTGATTTAGATTACGATAACGAAAACGTTTATTGGAAAGGAAAAAAATACTCAAGGGCTTCAATGAAAGAAGGTGCTAAAAACCTTCCTTGGGAAAAAGAAGCATACGAAAAAGGATGAAAAAGAAATTTAACGAAACCAAAGTAGGAGCATTTTTAAGTAAAGTTGCTCCAGGCATACTAGATATAGCAGGCGACGTGCTTCCAGACGCTGGAGTTTTTGGTTTAGTAAAAAATTTAATACACAAAGATCCTGTGCTTCCTGCAGAGGATAAAGAAAAAGCATTAATGTTATTAGAACAAGATATGACAGAAATGCAAGAAATATCAAAACGCTGGGAAAGCGATATGAAAAGCGATTCATGGTTAAGCAAGAATACGCGTCCAATGAGTTTAATATTTCTTACTGTAATGACTATAGCTTTTATATGGGTCGATAGTCATGAATCATTATCATTTACAGTAGAACAAGAATGGATAAGTTTATTAAAAACATTAACAGCAACCGTGTACGTAGCGTACTTTGGTTCTCGTGGAGTAGAAAAATTTAAAACAATAAGTAATAAATAAAAAATTAAAAGATGGGACAATTTCCAACAAATAGTAGCTTTATATCTAGAGCATTAGCATACACACCAACTAACACAATAGATCCTAGATCTGCTTGGTTATTTGAAAATCAAAGTGGAACACTAGGAACGTTCCTTTCAGGTTCTTCTGTTTACGTAGGTGTAACTGGAACCGTTAGAGGTATAGTAGCTGGAACAGAAGGTGTTCAAGGAACTGTAGCTGTTTTAGGATCAATATTAACGGCAGGTGCTGCATATTTTACAGCGGCAGGTTTAACAACAACTGTAACTAGTATAGTACCAGCTTCTTCTGGAACTGGATGTACGGTGGATATTACAGTACCAATTCCAACAACAAATGCGTTAGTTCCTGGAACAGGATATAGCGTTGGACCTTTTACAGTAACAGAAGCCGGTGGATTAATTGGAACAATAGATACAATAACAGGTGGTGGAGCAACAGGTCCTATAGGAACTTTCACCATAACAAGAGGCGGATCTGGTTACGCAGTTGCTGATGTATTAACAATAGTAGACGGTGGTGGAACTGGCGGTTCTATAACTTTAGCTACAGCACCCAACGGAGCGGTAACTGCTGCAGTAACAAACGCTATCGGTCAACAATATGCTATAGGAGACATATTAACAGTTGCACAAGCTGGAAGTGACGGAAATTGCACTATTAGAATAGATGCGGTACAATCTTTATCTCCGGTAGCTGGTGATGCAATAGAATTTTTAGGTGCTCAAGCTGGAACAATACTTCCAGTAGTATTTGATTACATATTAATACCAGGTGCAGCAGCTGCAACTAACTTAATAGTAGGTAAATAAGTAATATATAAGTGACTATATAAGTAAGAACAATTAACAACAAACAATTAAATCAAACCAACATGAGTAAAGTAAAAGAAATGATCAAACCAATGATTACCGAAGACCAGTTAAAAACTGTAAAAGAACAACAATCTAAATTAAACGAAGCTTTAAGATCTATAGGAATTCTTGAGGTCCAAAAACAAAATCTAGCTGGAAAAGTTCAGGAAGTTTCAAAAGAAATTGAGGCAACTAAGAAAGAATTAGAAGATGAGTATGGACAAGTAAACATAGACTTAACAGACGGATCTTATTCTGAGATTGAAAAAGAAGATGAAAAATAATATAAGAAAGATTAGTATCGGATCTGATTATAAAAATGATGCAATGCATTATTCTGTAGGCCAACAGGTTTATGGAGGTCATGAGATTTCTCATATACTTTTTGCAGAATCTGATAAATCTTATAATATACACATCAAAAAAAACAACGAGGTATTGCCATGGAAGAAATTTAATTCTAACATGGCTATATCTGTTGAATATGATTTAGAGTATTAATGAAAAGTTTATTTGACTTTATCGTAAAGCCACTAGGTGACGAATATGATAACACGGTTAAAATAGGCGATAAAACATTAATTCTTAACACAACGATAGAAAGCTATAAGTCTGTTAATAATCTAGCAATTGTTGTTGAAACGCCAAAAGCTTATAAAACTTCTATTAAAAAAGGAGATATAGTAGTTATACATCACAATGTGTTTAGAACTTTTTATGATATGAAAGGTGCTAGAAAAAAAAGTAGGTCTTATTTTAAAGATGATTTATATTTTTTAGCTATGGATCAGGTCTATTTATATAAAAGAGACAAAGAGTGGAAGTCATTTGGTGATAGATGTTTTGTCATGCCAATTAAAAGTGACAATGATTTAACGCTTGATAAAGAAAAAGAACTTGTTGGTATACTAAAAATAGGTAATAGCTCTTTAGAAGCGCTTAAAATAAGTCCTGGAGACCTTGTAGGTTATACACCTAATGGTGAATGGGATTTTTTAATAGACGGTCAACGTCTTTATTGTATGAAATCTAATGATATTGTTATAAAATATGAACACGAAGGAAACGAAGTTGAATATAATCCAAGCTGGGCACATAGCGGTTGAAGAACTTATTAAAGTTGCTAAAGAAGCTATTATAGATACCGCAGATGATATATCAGCTGATAGATTAAAAAATGCCGCAGCTACAAAGAAACTAGCTATATTTGATGCTTTTGAAATTCTTAATAGGATTGAAGAAGAGAAAAATATGTTAGAGGAAAAACCTAAAGAAGTTAAAAAAGAAAGCACGTTTCGTGGTTTTGCTGAAGGGAGATCTAAATAATGTACGAGCAAACACTATATAAAGTATTACCTGATCACGTTAAACCTAAGATTCTAGCAAGAATGAATAGGTATAAAAAATGGGATTATGGATACAACGAAGATCATGATATGGTTGTTATATCTAAGACTGGTGAAATCGGAGAAATATATGAAATACAAAACCTAATAATAGCTTTACCTAAAGCTGAAGAAGTCCATGAGTTCAAAGAAAATAGATGGACCTTATTTCATTATCCTAAAGAATTAAAAAGAATAAAAACAGTATTCGACTGGAGAGAATATCCAGAAGAATTCAAAGAAAAATATTACGACTACATTGACAATGAGTTTAAAAGGCGTGAGGAAGGTTTTTGGTATATCAACAAAAATATTACTACTTACATTACCGGTACTCATTACATGTATTTACAATGGTCAAAGATTGACGTAGGTCAACCTGATTTTAGAGAATCAAATAGATTATTCTTTATATTTTGGGAAGCTTGCCGAGCTGATAATAGATGTTATGGTATGTCTTACCTAAAAAACAGACGTTCTGGATTTTCATTTATGGCATCTGGTGAATGTGTTAACATGGCTACAATATCAACTGATGCACGTTTTGGTATTTTATCTAAATCTGGATCTGATGCAAAGAAAATGTTTACAGACAAG